GAATCCAGTAATTAAAAAGTGTCTGGATGCAGTAGACACTCATATAAAATTACACTTGGAAACAGGAGATACTTGGCACTTAGATCAAGCAGAAGTCTTAAGGCAATATGTAAGAAATTTAAAAACTTGGATACATAAACAAGAAGAATCTTAATTATTTTTGAGGAAGACAGGCAGAAAGTTCTTTCTTCAAATTAAAATTCACTCCTGCAGTTTCAAGTTGTTTGCACATCAGTGCCTGTTCTGCCGCTGCCTTAAATTCAATTTGAGACCTCATTTTCTTTTGAACTGCAAAACATTCACCCTGACCGCTTAGAGGAACAGAAAATCCAATTGCACCCTGAACTCCATATCCATTATTCCAATTATCAGTTGTTAGAGTTGATGCAGTGGCATTAAAAGTAGCACCTTGACATTGAACCGAATTATATGAAAAAGAAGAAGTATTTGGATTTACATTAATCCAGTCAGGATAATAAAGAGATGAATTATAATTATAATTTTTTAGAGTTGTAGATTGAGATTGATTGGAGTTTCCGCCTGCACCACCAACTGCAATTGCACGAGAATTTGATGTTCCACCAGTGCCACCAGTTGCGGTATTGGAATTTGTATTCGTAGCATTTCCTCCAGTAGCAGAAGAAGTTGAGGTTGAAGACCCACCTTCAGCAATATTATTAACAGAATTTGTATTGCTGTTACTGTTACTATTAGTGTTACTGTTAGTATTTGCGTTACTATTACTATTGGTATTAGTATTCATAATACTAGAGGAAAAAGAAGAACCTTTGTCATCTTTGTCATCTTTATCACTAGCATAAGAAACTGAAGATGCAAAAATAGAAATGATTGCAGCAGAAATTGCAAATGCTTTAAGATTCATGATTCATTTTGAATGGACAACCATCATACATAGAAGTGCAGTGGTTGTCAAGACTGTTTATGGATCCCAACAGAGTGGTTTGGAGTGTAAATATCTTACTTGGAATCGGTTTGATAGGAGTTGCTTATGCAATTTACTACATACTTAAGTTGTCCTATATGGAAACTAAAAATGTATCAGTACAAGATAAAAAAAATCAACAAAGTCATTGATGGAGATACTGTTGATATAGATATTGATTTAGGTTTTGGTCTTACAATTAAACAAAGAGTTCGATTGAAAGGAATTAATACAGCAGAAACAAAAACTTTAAATTTAGAAGAAAAAACAAAAGGTCTTGTTGCAAAGGAATGGTTAAAAAAAGAACTCTCCCGTGAAGGAGAGTGGGTGATTGAAACAACAAAAGAAGATAAGTATGGAAGAATACTTGGAACTCTTTATCTTGTTGGAGATCCTGTTACAGTAAATGAAAAAATGATAAATGAAGGAATGGCAAAACCTTATCTACAATGAAAAGGATTTTCATCATCGGACTTGTGATTATAAGACTTATCACCAACGATGGAGTTTTCAATGAGAATCGGAGACCAACCCCCAAAAGACAACCAGCAGAAATCATCAGATTCATCAGAAGACCAGCCAAAAAAGGCAAGAAAAGGTCCTTCCCTTTTAGATAAATTACTTGTTACTATAGTAATTGGGTGTTTGACATATGTTGGATTTACATTTGCCAACTGCCATTTTTTAGTTCCAGGTTCTATGTATAGAGCAAATGTTTTGGGTGGATTATTAAACCCTCCTCCTTTAGATTGCAAAGAATCTGAAAGAAGAGGGTATGATGCTTTATTTACTTTATTTACTGCTTTACTTGGACTGAAAGCAAAGATGGATGATTAATTACTCCAAAGATTTGCTTCTGCAATTCTTCTTCGCATTAACCCTGCTTCCACTTTACTTCCTGGATTTACATAGAGTGTAAAAGCATCAGGAACTTTATCCCACTCTTTATTTTTAAGAACTTTACTTATGGTACTAAATCCAGAAGAACCATAAAAATTAGCACCTAAATTGTAAGCAAATGAAATTAAGGCAGATTTTTGATTTTCATTCATTTGATTCCAATAAGGAATTTTTTGTAAAGATGGAATAAACTCTTTACTAATTTGATATGCTAAAAGTTCTTCTGCTTTTTGTTGAGTAATCACTTCACCAATATAAAATGGAGTACCATCTGATTTTCTAGTACTACCATATCCAATAGTAATTGGAAGATTTCCAGTATGAGGATCATAGTATGCTTTTGAACTAAATCCTTCAAACTTTTTAATAATTTCCAGTGCTGCCTTTGGAATGTTTGATTGACTTATATTTTTTTCATTTCTATAAATTTTAGAAAACTCATCTAAAATTTCTTTATGAACTACTCTTTGTAAATATTCCCAAGCATCTTTTTGATGTGGGTGTTCTTTATAAAACTTTGCTGCATCTGAAAATTTCATCATCCTTCCTGATAGACAGAAACAAAAACAGTTCCAGTTTTTGTTAAAGGTAAAAGTTTATCTCTAAGATGTTGATTATGCATTCTCACACAACCATGAGTTGAATGTAGTGGTTGCATAGGTGCCCATGCTCCAGGCCAACCACACGCAGATCCACCTCCATGAATCATAATACCTGCTCTACCATACTTTGCTTCCTGATTTTCAAGTTCAACCAAATCAAAACTATACCAACCAAATGACATCAAAGTTCTGTCATATGATGGTGTTGAATCTTTTTCATAATCTTTATAGATCGTTCCAATCTTATAAAGACCTGGTGGAGTATCAGTATTATTCAGTTTGAATTCAAAATCACTTCCTTGTCCTCTTGCCAATGCAGGAAGTTCCCAAAGAAGTTTTCCTTCAAAATTAAATGCTTTTACTTTTTCTGTTATGTCATTTACAATTAAATGAGTATCACCTTTCTTAAATCCAAAATCTTGTGGTTTCTTTTTAGGTCCTATCATTTTAGTCTCCTATGTAGTCCAATGAAAAAATATCATGCTCTGGAATATCTGGATTCAACCATTCACTAAATTCAGATTGAATTGCATATGCATTATCAATATTCTTCTCACTCAAATAATGAATACGGTCAATTGCCCAATCATGAGAATCGCGTAGAGTTTGTTCCAAAGTTACCATAATCCTTTCGCAAGTAGCGTCCTAGAATATTGCTATTATAGTACGCTGGCGAACCATCGTCAAGTGATTCTCTCAACACATTATTTAGAAAAAGTTGTCTTGTTTCTTCATAATTACAATCACCTTTTGTTTTATGAAGACTTATAATTTCTCTATTGAAAAACTCTTTGCCGTACTTTTTAATATCTTCTTTCAACTCAGGACAAGAACCATAATATTTTTTCCAATCTGATTCTTGTTTTACTTTTCTCTTTTTCCCTGGAGGAGTTCTAAAAGACCAAAAATACTTCCTTCCAAGATATTTCTTATTAGTTTTACTAGAAGATATAAGGTATACAAAACCAAAGTAGTCCTGAATATCATCAGACTCAAAAGTCTGTCCATGATATTTCCAAGGATTCTCATAGCTCATAAAGTAATCTTAAAGAGCTATTATTTATCTTCAACGGAGACAAACCTAGTCTAGCAATAAAATAGGGGTCTTGTCAAGACCCCCAATCTTATAGTATAATTTGACTATTGATGAACTTATCTATTCGACTCAGTAACATAATACTCAACGATATCATCCCACGTATATTCAGAAAGATCATAACCTTCTTCTAAAAGATCATTTACCCATTCAGAAACTTCTTCTGCAAGAACATAATCATTATATTCTTCAATAATTCTACAAACAGCCGATTCATCCATTTCTAACATGACATAATGTGCCTCTTCAATTGTATCTACATGTCCACGACCAATCAAATATTCAAGAATAACATCATATGGTTCATATGACTCTTTAGTTGTTGAAGGTGAAGTAGTTACCTTATTTTTTTTCATTCTATCCTCAAATTCTTTTTTAGCATTCTCTACTGATTTAGTATCAATTGTTGCACCACTAGGACCTTGTGTTGGAGTCTGATCCTTTTTCTCATAGGAACTTGGTTTTACTCTTGTCTGAGAAATTTCCTCATATCCAGATTGCCCTGGTTCTACCTTTGCGGCAAGTTTTGGATTAAGTCTTGCCCATTGTTGCATTTTAGTTTCACCAGGTTTTGCTACGTCCTGTGATTTTGGTTTTACTGCTGGAGTTGAAGAAGGTTTAGATGAAGAACCTGATGATGTAGATGTGGGAGTTGCAGAAGATGGTGTTGGTTTTGCAGCACCTTTAGTTGCTGCAGCATATCTCTTTTTAGATTCTGGAGACCATGACATGGTTCTAAACTCACCATCCTTAATTCTTCCTTCTTTTCCACCAAGTTTAGCAAGAGCACTTCCTTTTAAGAAATCATCTTTTGTACTAGATGGAGTTTGCTTTGAACTACCAGTTATTTTTTCAGAACCTGAACCAGCACCAGCAAGTTTAGCACCCATATATCCACCAGCAGCACCCAATCCTAAAATACCAAGACCTTTACCAGCAGTTTTGAGAATTGGTTTTGCCTTTGTTGCGATATCTTTTGCCTTTAATACTGCTTTACCAACTTTTCCTATTACTGGTGCGCTAACTGCAAATCTTGTTTGTTGAGAGATATTCCCTTTTTTTATAGCATCTTTAAATGTACCAGAAATAGAATCTGGCATATTTGTATCCTTCGCAAGTTTAGAAAGTCTTGATGTTGCTAATCTCTCAACTGCAGCAGTAGTTCTTTGAGGATTTTTACTTGTCATTATTTTTTTAGCAACTGCTGATCTTGCAGGTTTTGTAGCAATTCTTGCTGCAAGACCAATAGCACCTTTAGCAACTTTTCCAATTACTGAACCTAATCCTTCATCAATACAGTAATCAAAAATTTCTAACTGCTCTTGAATATATTCTTCAGAAATTGTGCTTTCAGAAAGAATATTTTCATCAAAAATTAAATATTTTTCTAAAATATCTTGAGTTGATGAATCTGCTAAAAATCCAATTACAGCACTTGCACTATAACCTTCATAAATCATTGATGTGGAAATAGTAGCAAGAATATCTTCTACCAAATATGACATTTCAGCATCATAATGATCAGAATTTTCATTTAGAAAATCCTGATCTTGAATATTCATTTCTTCATACAAATATCCAACACTATGAATAAAATCTGGCGAAATACTTGACATGGTTATAGTTAATACCTTTATTTAAAGGTATTTATAAAAATCACTTGCCAGGTAATGCCTTTACGCCAAGTGCTTTATTGCGAGCAGCATCTGATTGTCTTGCCTTTGTGAGTGCTTGCTGTGCTTTCATAGTATCGTGTTTTTTATATGCACCAGCAAATAAAGATCTTCCAATTCTTTCTAATGGGTTAGAAGATGTTTTAGCAAGAGATTGGGCACTTGGACCAGCCTTGTAAACAGCTTTACCACCCTTATAAGCAAGGTGTCCTGCAGTTGATTGTCCACCACGTTGCACAACACCTGTTTTCGCAAGTTGAACAGTTTTTCTTTGTGATCCTGTTCCAGTCGTCATGGTATTCTTTTTGGTATCAAACGTAGTTTTTCCACCAATACCTTTAATTGCAGTTCCTGCTTGACGCTGACGATTTGCAGTTGCCATTGCTTTTCTCTCTTTAGCATTAGCACCAGCAGCAACATCAAATGCCTTAGATGCTGCCATAGAACCACCAGTTGCTCCAGCAATAGATCCAACAGGACCACCCACTGAACCAACAGCACCGCCTAAGGCACCTCCAGCAGCGACTGCAGCACCCTTAGCAATTGATCTAACCCATCCAGATCCTTTTGATCTTTCATCAGCAACATCAAGTGCAGCAGCTGCAGGTCCAAGTACTTTACCTCCAATTCTAAGTGCTTTTTTAGCACCTGCAGGAATTTTAAATTTTGATCCAGAAGGTGGTTTTCCTCCTGAAGGTGTTACCTCTGGTTTTGGAGCACTAGTTTGTCCTGCAGCAGGAAGTGCTTTTTGTCTTGCAGATGAGAATGATTTTGAAGCACTAGTTTGTCCTGCAGCAGGAAGTGCTTTTTGTCCTGTTGAAGTGGAACTTTTTACTGGTGTTGGATAAATTCTTTCTGGATTTGATGGTGTTCCTACTGGTGCAGATGGTGTAGATGTAGGTCTTTTTGCTAATGCATCACCTCTTTGAGTTTGTCCTGTAGCGGGCAATGCTGGTCTAGGACTTGTTCCACCTGCAGGGGCAAGTATTTTTCCTGGAAGAGTGCTGGATGGACCTGTTTTAGGTATTCCAAGTTGTTGTTGTGGTTTTTTAGGAAATTGCTTCCAAGGATCAGCAGCTGCTCCTCTTACTTTAGATCCAGGTACTTTAGTTGTTTTTGCTTGTGGTTTAAATTGCTTTGAAGGATCAGCAGCAGCACCAGATGGTTTTCTTTTTGCCTTTCTTTCTGCAGCAGCTGCTTCTTTCTTATTAATTTCATCCCATACTGCTTGTTCTCTAGGAGATCTTTCTCTACTTGCAGGTTCTTCACTCAAATATGACTCTTGTAAAAACTGACTAAAAGACTTC